TGATGTCAAACTGTGCATTAAAATATTTGCCTAAACTATTTGGATTACCAGTTGAAAAAAAAGTTGGTGATTTAGATTATTCTTTATTGAGGAATTCAAAAACAGAATTAACAGCTGAAGAGCTTGGATATTGTGAAAATGATTGTCTTGTTGTTTACTATTATATTAAAAAAGAATTAGAAGATTATCAGAGAATTAATAAAATTCCATTAACATCAACAGGCCACGTTAGAAGAGAATTGCAAGAATTAACAAGAACTAACTGGAAATATAGAAAGAAAGTATATAAAGCAATAAATACTGATGCACATGTATATAATATGTTATTAGATGCTTTTCAAGGTCGGCTATACGCATCGGAAATTGGCTTTTTGTAGATGAGGTTATTCCAGATGTTGATTCATATGATTTTACTAGTTCATATCCTTATGTATTAGTTACACATAGATATCCAGCAACAGAATTCAAGAAATGTAATATACAAAGAAGAGAAGAGATGAATCCAAATTTTGCATATCTTATAAAAGTTAGATTCTATAATTTGGAATGCAAATATTATAATACTTTTATATCTCAATCAAAGTGTAGCTATGTAGATAATAGTGTTGTAGATAATGGAAGAATTATCAGAGCTGATTGCATTGAAATTACTTTAACTGATATTGATTTCTATTTTTATTTAGATTCATATAATATTGAAAGATATGAAATATTAGAATCATATAATTCTGTATATGATTATCTACCAAAATTATTTATAGAATTTGTATTAGAAAAATATGTAAACAAAACAAAATTCAAAAATGTACCTGGTAAAGAAATTGAATATCAAAAAGAAAAAAATAAATTCAATTCTCTTTATGGAATGAGTGTTACAAATATGATTCGCGATGATGTTATCTATGATAATATTACTGGCTGGAATGAAAAAGAATTATCTAATGATGAAATCATTGAAAAGCTGAATCAAGAAAAGAAAAAATGTTTTCTATCATTTGCATATGGTGTTTGGTGTACAGCATATGCAAGAAACAATTTGTTAAGAAATGTAATAAAACTTGATGATTATGCAATTTATATGGATACAGATTCAATCAAACTTAGAAAAGGTTATGATAAAAAAGTTATAGATAATTATAATAATTTTGTAAAGAAAAAAATACAATATGTTAGTAATAAATTAAAAATACCAATTGAAAAATTTGCTCCAGAAGATTCCAAAGGTGTTACAAGAATGTTAGGTTTGTTTGATGATGATGGTCATTATGATAAGTTTATTAATCAAGGTGCTAAAAAGTATGCAGTTGAAATTGATGGTAAAATAAAGATAACAGTTGCAGGTGTACCAAAAGAGGGAGCAAAAGAGCTAAAAAGAATAGAAGATTTTAAAGATGATTTAGTATTTCATTTTGAAAATACAAACAAACAATTATTATTTTATATTGAAGATCAAAAACCAATTAATATGGTAGATTATCAAGGAAATGAACTAACAATAACAGATAAAACTGGCTGTGGATTGTTTCCTTGTACATATGTATTAGGAAAAGCACTTGAATATTCAGATTTACTTACTGATAATTCAAGTAAACGTGCAAGATATAAAGAGGTGATATAATGAATGATTTAGAATATATTAAAAAGTTTAACCAGATACAACTTACAAAAATTTGTAAGAATGTAAAAGTTAATAGAGGTAATTTATATTCTGGAAGAACTAAAAAAGAAAATATTGAAAAAGTAAGAAGAACAATTGAATCAGAAATTGCAAAATTATATATATTGGAAGGTGATAATAATGGCTAATATTAAACAAGTACATTATGATATTTCTAATATATTAAAAACAGATGCAGATTTTTATTTGATTTGGCGGTGAAAAATCAAATGGAAAAAGCTATCAAGTAAAACATTTGGGACTTTCAAATTATTTACAATTAGCAGTTGAGAATTTTGTTACAACAGGAAATAGATTTATTCTTTTAAGGAGATGGCGTGAAGATATTTCAACACTATGGATTGAGCAGTATTTCAATGATGTCGATGTTAAAAAATTGACAAAAGGAAAATATAACATTATAGTTGTATATAAGAAAACATTATATTTTGCAAATGTTAATGAAGATGGCAAAGCTATGCGTGGTGATAAAATAGGTTATGTAATGGCCTTGTCAACAGAACAACACATGAGCGGGGCATCTTTTCTTGATGTTGACATGATAATATTTGAGGAATTTATGGAACGTGGTGTTTATATTTCACATGAGCCTAACAAACTTATGATTCTTTATAATACAATAGATCGTAAAAGAGGTACAACAAAATTATTCATGGTTGGAAATACGATTTCCAGAGTTAATCCTTATTTAGTTGAATGGAATTTATTACCAATTGTAAGAAAGCAAAAACAAGGTGATATTGATGTTATAACATTTCATAATGAAACAAATGATGTCAAGTTAGCTATTGAATATTGCAAGGCATCTGGAGGAAAACAAATGTCAATTGGTTCTGCTAGCTCTATGATAGAAAAAGGATCTTGGCAAAGTGAACCTCAACCACACTTGCCTAAATCAAAAAAATATTACAAAACACTTTTCCGATTTGTTTTTCAATTCAAAGAATTCAAATTCTTGTGTGAGTATTTACAAGATAAAGAAGAAAAAGAAAAAAGATGTTGGTTCATTTATCCAAAATATACTGAAATTTATCCGCATACATTTGTAATATCAGATAAAATAAATATATCACCATACTGGCAAAGAGATATATATAATGTTAATATAAATGAAAAAATCAAAAGATTATTTCAAAGTTTCAGAGAAAATATGATTTTTTATTCAGATGATTTAACTGGAACCGATTTTAAAGAATCAATTGATTTTGAGATTAGGAGGTAAAATATGCAAATATTACAAAGCAAAATAATACTTGCAAAAAATATCAACATAGATAAGAACTATATTAATGTAATTGATTATAGTGAATCAAACATGGTAAGTCTTGTTTCAAGCGGGGCTCATCTGGTAGCACAAAAAGATGATTATCAATTTCTAAGAAATAATGGAACAATATTTGTTGACATTCCATATGCAACTTGCCTGCAAGCAAATTACATTGCATTCCAGAATAAAGATTATTCTAACAAATGGTTTTTTGCATGGATAGATGAGATAATATTTAATAGTGATAAGAATGCTGAAATAAGATATACCATTGATCAATGGTCAACATGGCATGATTACTGGTCACAAAAACCTTGTTTTGTTAAAAGAGAACATGTTAACGATGATACAATTGGATTACATACATTAGATGAAGATATTGATATTGGTGATTTAATTTGTGATAGAACAGATTATTTGCAAGAACTAACAACTGCATCTTGGTATTGGATTGTAGTTGCTAGTAATTATGACCCTGTTAGTGGTAAAAAGGGGCATGGTGTTTGTTTTATTGATGGAATGATACAAGGTAATGGATTATATGCTTGGCTAATAAATAAAAATGATGCTAATTCTATTAAAGATACATTGAAAAACTTAAATAATTGGCTTGAGTTAGTTGTACAAGGTGGTCAACCAGAATCAGTTTTAGCAATGTATATTGTACCGGGAAATGCAATTAAAACAACTGATATTGAACAAATAGAAGATCCAACGAATCCTGGAACATATATATCAACAAATAGAATTATACATACAAATCTACATGGTAAATCTAATGATAATGAATCAACTAAAGCAATACAAAGAGCATTTGTTGGTTTTACACCTAAAAATAATCGTTTATATTGCTACCCATTTTCATTTATAAGAATTTCAAATAATGCTGGTAATTATAATGATTATATAATAGAAGATTTTGATACAGATGCAGTTGACTTTAACGAGGTTGGTGTTGTTTCAATCGGTTATTCAGCAAAATTAAGGCCTAAAAATTATAAAGGTGTTGAATATAATGATGATGAGGGATTGTCATTAGCTAAATATCCTACTTGTTCATGGTCAACTGATGCATACACAAACTGGTTAACACAAAATAGTGTTAACTTACAATATGAACCAATTAGAAATATTATATCAACTGGAGTTCAAGCATTGTCAGGAAATTATATTGGAGCAGGATTAACAATAGCAGATAGTGTTGTTTCTGATATTGGAAAACATAAACAAGCTAGTATGTTACCAAACACTCCAAAAGGCAATGCAAATATTGGTGATGTTTCTTTTGTAAATGGTTTATACAATTTTAAAAGAATGCACATGCGACCAAAATTAGAGAATTTACAGATAGCTGATGATTATCTAACAAGATTTGGTTATAAATGTAATAGAGTAAAAACAGCAAATTTAACAGGTAGAACCTATTTTAATTATGTAGAAATAGGTTCAAGTGAATCAATTGGTTATGGATCACTACCATCTGATGCAATGGAAACAATAAATAATGCATTTAGAAAAGGTGTTACAATTTGGCATAATCATGCAAATATTGGCAATTATAATTTAGATAATTCAATTGTTTCAAATTAGTCATTCCATAAAATTATATATATTTTTGCATAAAAATTGCAAAAAACAAAAAAATACCATGAAAAAATCATGGTATTTTTTATTTAATTTATTAGCATAATTCAGTTGCGAATGTTCCATGAAATCTATCAACCTTGATTTCAACTAAGTTAGTGTATGTTTGATATGCTCCAGTCGATGGATTAATGGTCATTCCTAAGTTAACATACATTTTACCATTCATGAATTTAAGTAAAGCTATTGATGTTATATAACCCTCATCAGAGTGTGTCATTACTCTAACTGGAATCATGTTTACATCGGTATCAATTCCAAATACATATCCACCAGTTATGTTAGCAACTTCAACCCAATTAGAGCGACCAGTTAATGTTAATGCTGGACTTATTGCAAATGTCATATTATCACTAGTATTAAATACTTCTGTTGTATCACCCTTCATTATATTATATATATGTGTATGTTCACTTACAGAATATCCACTTTTAGCTGTTATATTTAAGTTTTTAATAGGATAATGTATATTACATGAACCTGCAAGTAATCCTTGAATTAAATTAAATGTAATATAAACTTGGCCAGTACTGTTAGGGTGTACACCATCATTACCGAATACAACAAAATAATCATGTAATGAATATTCTATTCCATTAAAATAGTGAATTCCAACATAATCACAACTTTGTTTATAATTTCTTATGCAATTTGAAACATCTATTTTGTTACCACCAATTTTACAACAACCAATGAATCCAACATGAATTTTTGCATTTGGAAATCTTGTGTTAGCACTGTTTCTAAATTCATTGATAGCTGTTTGAATTTGTGTTGCATTAAAACTTCTATCATTATAACCACCCAAAACTACAATATCAGTAATTTCATTTGATGCTGTTACTTCTTCAAGCATTGTTTGGAATTTTCTGTTGTCACCTAACTTACAGAATCCAGCTCCACCTTGAGATTTTTTAATTACATTGCTACTATCTACACCAGTATAATCAATGAATAATTGCTCCCATGATGTAACATATCCACCAGATCCATCTTCACCTACTGCATAACTATCACCAATGAAAATAAATTTTCTACCAGCAAAATAATTTTTTGGTAATTGCAAATCAGCAATCTGATCTCTTGCAGTTTCATCTTTGATATTGTATGTTCCATCTTCTATTTTAATCTTTGAAATATCTGCCATATTTTTTCACCCCCCTTATGAACCTAATTCAAGTGAAATTTCTAATGTCTCTGTTCCACTTGTATATTCACCTACAATTGATGCTCCATCAATTTTTGTATTTGCACTTGTAGCACTAGTTGCAGCAGAATTTGCTGTGCTTTGAGCAGCTGCTGCTGCAGTTGATGCAGAATTTGCTGTGCTTTGTGCTGATGCTGAATCAAGTATTGCCTGGTCAGCTTTGCTCTCTGCTGAATTTGCTGTGCTTTGAGCTGAACTTGCTGAACTTCTTGCACTTGTATCCTTGATTGCATATGTTTGTGTACCTACTTTAAGATTTGCTATATCCATTTATAATTCCTCCCTTTTTATACTTCTTCTGTATGTGTTAAATACAATGTTAATGTTTCTGTTTCAGCATCATACATTGCATCTACCATCATGTCATTGAATCTTTGGTCAATGTATTCATTTATTTTTTCATCTAATAAATCATTCACAAAATGAATAATGTCATTTGTTTTTTGTCCTAATTTTTGTAGAACCTCCCATTCAGTTACAGCATCAAAACTTGTATCAAGGAATGGAAATTCGGTTAAACAACCAATTCTAATTGGCCTAACATTTGATTTCATATTTTATACCTCCCTTATGGAATTATTGAATAGAACAATGGTTCTAAATCTTTAAATAATAATGTATAAACATTTTTAACTTCATTTTGAAATGCCTTATACATTTCAAGTTTTTCTCCTGGTGTTCTATTCCTTGTTTCATGTAATATATTTTTATTTGTTCCGTTACTTGTTGAATTTGAATTTGAATCGCTGTTTGAATTACTTTGTGAATATGTATAATTAGTTAGATATGCTCCATCTTTAACATTATCTATTTGAGCTTGTGGCATGTTAGAATTTCTTACATCATCATCACTTGATGTACTAACATTATTAGTTGAATTTGTATTATCAGTTGATGTTGTATTTGATTCAAGGTCATGGATCTCATCTTCAAATATATTCCAACCATCTATTGAATCAAACAATTTATTGTAGAATGGCATAATCTCATTTAACTTATTTTCAAGTTGTACCTGGAATATTAGAACTGTGTCAAAATTAATTCTACGCATCAAAAAGTGATTTAATATCATACATTCAAATTTTTCTTTATCAACTTTATCTGTTAACGGATAATCAAAATTAAATATTTTTGTTCTACCCTCTTTTGCAAGATTTGGAACTTTTGTTTTTTCTGTTTTACCAAAATTTACGATAGATTGCAAAATTTGAAAAATAGTTGGTGGCTCTATATTATTCGTTGGTAGCATCGGAAACAGATTCCACTGATTGTAAAAATTCATCATAATCATCAACCTCACTTTCTTTTTCATCTGTTGTAGGTAATTTATCATAATAAGAAACAATTATATCAGTACCGAATTTTGCATTAATTTCTTTTACTGCTTTTTCTCTTGGCTCGAATCTTGAGAATCTTGATGCTATTGTACCACCTTGCATTGCATTTATCTCATCAGATATTTGTCTTTCTTTTTTCTGGTAGCTAATATTAGCTACACCAATTAATCTTAGGAATTCATTCCAGTCTTTTTCTTTGTGCATATCAATTTTATCTGCAACATATGGAGCTGGTGCTAATATTACATCAGTATCATTTAGATCAATATTATCGTATGTGATTACAACATTTTCAAAACCATCTATATTATTTACTAAGTCTTTTACACTTCTTTCTTGTTCTTGTTTTGTTTTAAAAATACGAGGTGTCTTCTGTTGACCGAATGTTGATATCAATCGTTCTAGTATCTAGTGCTACACGCGAACTGTATTGAATAATATCGGCAATTAATGGATATCTACCATTATTATCATACATAATTACAAAATCATCTGGATTATTGAATGTTCTTCTGTAACCATTTTGGCCTAATACTTGAATGGCCTTTGGTCTGCCATATACATCTGGAACACCAATTCTAACAAATGGTAATGCTAATATTCCTAATACCTCATCTCTAAAAAAAGCAATTGCACCCTCTTTAACTAACACCTTGTTCATATATGCTACATCGATATATTCTGGTAAATTTTCAAATTTGAAAACATTTTCTGCTAGAGTACACATTTGTCTTAAATACATTGCACTTGTACTTGCATTATTTAATTGTGCATTTACTAATTTTTTTCTCATATTGCTTTTTCCTTTCTATAATTAAAGAGTGGCAATTACAATATGCCACTCTTATAATTGCATCTATTTTTTATTAACTCTTTGTTGCTGTTATAACAATATTTCCAGTTACACTATCAATTGTTACTTTCTTTGTTGTTGAATTATATGCATTAGCAACTGCATTTCCACCCATTGTTACTGCAACTGATGTTGCTCCAGAAATTGTTGTTGTATATTTAGATCCTTCTAATACTTTTGTTCTCTTATTAGATGATGATGTTCCACTTGCTAATGTGTATGTAACTGTAAATTCTTCAACAGAACCATCATTATCACTATCACTTGATGCCATAAAGCATACAGCATTTACTAGGCTTGAATATGAAAGAGTTTGCCATACATGTAAGTAATATTTGGTCTCTAAGTTGTCAGCATTAAAGAATTCACTAAATCTCATTAAATCATCAAATACTTGGAAGAATTCTCTATCAACTAAACATGCAACCATTCCAGGAACTGGGAATTCATCAATAACTATTTTTCTTGTGTTGTTGAATTCGCCTTTTTCTAGATTAAAGATTCCAGCTAAGTAATCAACATCTAATGAAACATCTGTTGCATTACTTACTATTAATATTTGCTCATCTCTTGTTGAGTTTGTAACAATTGGTTTAATATCTGTACTTTGTACTCTTAACCAACCATTATATCTTGCACTTGGGAATTGCATATCACCAGAAACAATTTTAACAGCTTTTGTAAATGCTTTTGCATTTGTTTCATTAACTGTTGGATCTGGAACTGCAATTTCTGTTAATGCTCCAGATTCATATGCTTGTGCAAATAATTGTTTTATTAATGTAAATTCATCTCTTTCAGCACTCTTTGATAATGTGTTAATAAGTGATGAAATCATTGATTCTAATTTATCATATGATGCAAATGCTTTTCCTAACATATCTTGATTGATATTTACAGCATATTTATCTTTTCTGTTCATTTTGTGATAGATAGCTTTTACATCTGGTAATTCTCTTGTTAATAAATCTGTTCCTGCTGGATCATATCCTTTAGCTTGAACATAATTTGCATAAATTTCTTCAACTGTATCACCTAATGGTTTATTTCCTTTTTTAAGTTCAGCTAGTGGATCTTTAAATGATTTATCGTGAACAACTTGTAATATTATCATATTTAATAAAGCACTTACAAATTCATTTTGAACAACACCTTGTGTTGGATCAGTCATTACTGCTTGTATTGATTCAATATTTGTTCTTGTTGCTTCTGGTATAGTGTCCTTATAAACACTTGATGCATTATCTCTAATTGTATTTAATAAATTTACTAGATTCATTATTTTATTTCTCCTTCCTCATCGAATAGATCCTCATATTTTCTTGGCTCTTCGATAACTTCTTCTGTTATATCTTCTGTTGCATCTTCTGTAACATCTTCAATCTCTTCACCCTTTAAAAATCTTTCCTTGTATTTTCTTTTTAATTCTGCAATTTCATCATCTTTTGCTAACAAGTCTTTCTTTAGTGATTCGATTTCATCGTTTTGTTCGCTTTCTACTACTTCGAATGAATCTTCAACATCTTCTAATAATTTGATTTGAGCATCTTCATTTTCTACTAGTTCAGCGATTTCTTTTTTTAAATCTTCTTTACTTAGTTTCATTTGATTTTTCTCCTTTCTTATTTTTTGAATTTAGCTTTTGTTCAATTGAAATTAGTCTGTCACTAATGTTATTTAAAGTGTCAAGCATATCTTTCATAGTTGTACTTTGAAAATAAATCAAATAAGCTACACAAACAATTCCAATACCATTGTTTGTTAAAAGATTTACAACATCAACCATAATTGTATAACCCCCTCTTATTTAATTTAACAACATAATACAAATAATTTTTTATTTTGTCAAATTAAAAAAGGCAGTTGTAAAAACAACTGCCATGTGCAAAAAGTTTATAATACCAAATATTTTTTCATTGGTGAAGGACTTTATCGAATATGCTATATTAATTTCTATATAACATAAAAATTTTATAATGTCAAATTACGATTTCTAATTTTATTTGCATATAATACCCATGGAAATTTTTTTATCTTAGTATCTTCAGTTGGTGTTGGTGGAACCGGTGTTCCGTCATAAATATATATGTCACCACTTTGTGAATAAACTTTATTCTGAATTCCTGTTCCTGTTATTGGATTAATTGAGTTGATAAAATAAAATTTGAAAACACCGTCACTTTGATTTTCTTTTTCCAAATGGACATGAAGTCCTGTTGAACTTGTTCCACTTGGATTTCCTTCAATTCCAACTTTCTGTCCTTGCCTTACATTATCACCAACAGACAAAGGAATTGAATTGTCACCTAAGTCACCATATAACCATAAGTCATTATTGCTCTTATTCCATATAATAACCAATGCACCATAATCCGTTCCTGTGTCACTTTGGTCAACTCTTGTTACAACTCCATCACTCATTGAATAAACAGGTTGCCCAACACTTCCTGTTCCAACTGTTGCAAGGTCAATTCCGTGCGTGAATATGTCCTTGTCCTTGTCTTTGTTCGCCCCATGCACCTGTTACAACAAATTGTTGATTGATAAATGGTGCTAAATTACAATTTACTAATGCCATAAATCACCTCACAAAAATAATTTTGCCCATGTTTCAGCTCCAACAATTCCATCAACTTGACAGCCTTTATCTTGCTGAAATCTTATAACTGCATTTTTTGTTTTATTTCCAAATATCCAATCAGCAGTTCCACAATTATATCCTAAGACATTTAATCTAAATTGTAATACCCCTACTAGATAATGTGTTAATCCTTGATATAATAATTTGCCTTGGTATGGTACAGCATCATAACCCCATTCAAACTTTTCATTAGAATAATTAGCATGATATATTGTATCTCTGGAATCAATGTGTGTGAATGTGCTATAATGTAATATACCACGTACACCAATTCTGTTACATAACCATGCAAATCTTCTTAAATCACTACAACCGACATCGAATGCTCTACCATATAAGTGAAAAGAGTTAGGAGCACCACCTACTTTTCTATTGTGCTTTTCTGTTCTGTATCCGCTATTAATGTAAAAAGGCTCACCCATAATATCGCGTACTAATTGCAAAATTGACAAGAGTTCTAAGTCAATTAGAACCTTGTCATTTCCATCTTTACAAGCGAATTCGCGAACCTTGAAATTTGGTGTTAGTAATACACCTCCACTTTCTTTTTTTGAATATTGTTTTACATTTGACATTCTTTTGTTCACCT